CATTAGTAATCAATTTTCTCTGCAATGTTTGCTACATCATTAGTAGATGTTGAAAAAGATTCTCCTTGAGGATACTCAAAATCACATACAGTATCATGTGGAGTACCTACAACAGATGGTCCTTTACGTGCTGCACCAAAACCTTGTCCTGTAGGTTTGCCTGTAACTTCTTCAAGATTAGCAGGATACTGTAATAATGTATATGGTCCAGGAATTGGATCACTTTGGTTATCTTGTTTTTTAGCCATTTATTTTCTCCTTCTGCCTTTAGCAGCTAGTTTTTGAAATTTCTTTTTACCATATTTTTTTCTGCCTATAAAAGCAGCAAGAGCTTTTGGATTTTTAGCACCCTTCTTTTTTAAATTCTTTGTAAGTTTTTTAAATCTTTTACCACTTCCTAATTTAGGAGTTAGTTGTTTTTTTATATTAGAACGACTTATTGCCATTACTTCATTGCCTTACCATACCCTTTAGTAGCAATACCTACACCTCTAGGTTTCTTCTTTTTAGTTTTCTTTTTAGCTGAAGAACCTTTATTTTTAAAGTATTCCTTTCCATAATTATTTCTTAAAGCTCCTTGGTCTGATTCTATTCTATCCTCTTCTAACTCAAACATTCCTTTATAATCTGGATCCCTAAAGGAATCTAATAAAACTTTTAGTGATCCACCTCCTATAGGTCCCATAGGTCTAAGGTTTGGATTCATTAATTGTTTTACTTGAGATCCTAGTCTTTGTCGTTTACGTTTATTAGCTTGTCTATTTCTTTTAATTGCTGATTCTGATAATGCCATTATTAGTTACTCCCTTTTTGTAATGGATTTGGTGAACCAACAGGACTGTTAGCTGATTCCATATCATCTTGTCTAGTTCTTCTTGCTTGATTCCGTAATCCTTCAACAGCATTTACATAATCTCCTTGCCATGCTTGAACTGTTTCCCAGTTTTTAGCATACCTTGTTGCTTCAATCATACAAGCATAAAAGAGAGCATTATAACAAAACTCACTATAATAATTAGCTGTTGTAACACTTGTTCCTGTAGCACTTGCTAAAGCTAGTGGTCTACGAACATACGCAATTTCTCCTGACAAAGCAGAAGTTGGAGTTGGTACAACATATATAGAAGAGTTATCTTTTCTTGAATAATATTTTGGTCTGCCTACTGAAGTAGGAATACTCCAATAGTCTAAGGCAAACTCATAAGGTCTTTGTAATAGAGGAATAATCCCATCTCTTTCACCAACTAAACTAGCACTTGTTGTAAAGTTTACATTACGTACTATTCTTGTTTTAGCTGGTAAAGATACAACAGGACTAGATGCAGTAAAAGTAAATGTTGCATAGTTATTTAAACCTGCATCATCTAAATCTTTTGTTAAACGTATTTCTGCTTTATCAACAAAGTAAGGAATTTGATCGGCAAACTCTGTCGAATCATTTTCCATTGTATTTATAATGTCAGCTTTTAAGAAAGAATAAGTAGCCATCTACTTATCCTAATATTAAAGTTACTGAACTGCCGTTTGAAGGTGCTGAGACTGAAACAGTACCTTTAAATCTAATACCATCATCTCCTATATAAATATCTGCTGTTCCACTTGCAGGAACTTGAAATTTTATTTTATCTTCTGATGTACTTTTTTGTGTTATAGCAAATGTTCCTGTTGTTGTAACAGCTGCAGCATGTATTGCTACAACTCTACTAAAATCAGTTGAACTTACTGTAACAATAACACCATTGGTTGCACCACCAAAATATTTACTTGAATAATTATTAGCCATCTTTGTTCCTTATATAAAATATATAGGGGATAGTATTACACCATCCCCTACATATATATTAGTTACCCTGCACTACCATAGTAACCACGCCAATCAGAAACACCGAAAGAATATCTTTCACGTGCTTTAAAGCGTAAGTTACCTGTGTCGAAATCAGGTTCCATTTTTGTTTGTAATGGTGTTCTTGTAAACATTTTTGCACCATTAGGAACATCAGTTTTTACAAACCATGCATCAGTATCTGTAAAACGTCTATTGACATAGAATCCTTGAGGAACCATGCCCATATGTCTTACTGGATTGATGTCATTTCCTGCAAAGTGATCTCCAGTACCTAAGATACCTTTTGTAGTACCAGGTGTATTTAAGATCACATCAGCAATATGCCATGAATCCACAGGGATATGTAATGATAATGCACTTGCACCAATCAAAATACCTCTGTCATCTTTAGTCTTCTGTATAGAAGTTAAAGCTGTTTCTAATGTAGTTTGTGCTAAGTCTGCTGCACCAAGTAAATTACTTTGATTTCCATCACCAATAGTTGGGTGAGCATTAGAAATAAATGATACTCCATCTCCGTAAGTTACTCCACCAGCTGCAAATGCTTTATTAAAAATATCTGCTGCTTTTACTTGTTTAGTTGTTGCCATAGCTCTTGCTAAACCTTTTGCACGTAACTTAGCGAAAGTATCATAAAGATTATCTTCCATTGCTTCTTCAGTTACTGCGAAAGCTAAAGCGATAGTTTCGGCTGTATACCTTGCAGTATAACTTTCGGATGCAGTATCATAAACGACTGCTGCTCCTTCACCTTTAACAGGTGCTTCGCCAAAACCTGTGAAGAGTACTTCTTCTTCAAAAGCTCTGTCTGAGTTCTCTATATCAAATAAAGACTCATGTTCATTATTTACTTGTCCATACTCCAACCCAAAAATTGCATTCAATCCTGGTAGGAGTTCTTTGCTTATACTAGCTCTATTTATAGCCATTGATCAATTCCTCCTATTAAGCTGTTGATACAGTTGTTGTGATATAATTATCAAAATGGTTGTTTAGACGAACTTCATACCAAGGATATGCGTCAGTTACACCGATAGATGCTCCAGTATCTGTATCCCAAGGTGCTCTACGTATTACACGTAAATTACTCTCAGCATCAGTTGGACCAGAAGCGTCTAGTGTATAACCACTTTGTCCTGTTTTTGTAGAACCTGTTCCTACTACCCAAGGGAAATTAACAGGTTTTCCTATTAGACCTTGAGCTGTAGATGAGGTTACAGTTGCATCTGCTTGTATGAAATATGTTTGGCTCGGGTTTCTTGATACAAATATTTTGATATCAGAAGCTGTTGTTCCACCTGTCCAATGTCTGCTAAATTTCTGTTCTCCAGATGAGTTTACATAACTACATCCTTGGAACACACCAATGCATTTATCTGATGCATCAGCTGGTGAAGGTTTAACAGATGAACTTGCATACGCAATTATTGGATCTCCTGTGAACATATCAGTTGATAGTCCAGAGGATGGAACAGTTGTTACTGCTTCCCAATCAATAGTATCTATACCAGTAGAGTTCGAACCAGATCCGTTTTGTTTCGCCATAACGAGACCTCTAGGGGCACTATTTGTTGCCATATTCTTTCTCCTTAAATATAAAGAAAGACTCTATTCTTGAAAAGAAGGAGTTCTTCCTTTGATTACTGTTGACTTACTATTGTTAGAGATTGGCATTTTCGAATTGTTCTTCGACATAAGCTGTGAATTAACAGCATCCATGAGTTCAGAACTTTTATTTTGATAATGCTTTCTCTTAGCGTTAAGCTTGCCTGTAGGTATTTTACCTAAAGCTACATCTCCACGACAGACAACTCCAGCATAACGCCCTTCCTTCCTCACGATAGAAGTAGCACCCATTTCAGGAACTTCATCAGGAGAAACAAACTCCCACCCTCTTTGCATACTTTTACCAATACTTTGATAATCTTCTTGACCTTGTGAGTCAATTCTTAACCATCTTAAAGACATTCCTTGATTAGCAAATCTTTCTTCTACTTCTTTAGGAATATCTGTAGTACTAGGTTCTTCAAAGGTGTATTCAGTTTCTTCTCTAGTATTTAATTCTCTTTCTTCAGATGTACGTGATGTATTACGTGTCATTTATTTCCCTCCACGTTGCATATTAACAGTAGTGTACTCACCTTCAGCTTTTTCAGCTTTCATTTTTTCTTGAGCATACTTATCAAGTGGTATATTCCATTTATTAGCTAAACTTAAATCATGTTGACTTAACTTAACTTTTTTAGAATTTGAAGCAGAACGTGATGCTCCAGCTACTACTTGAGCAGGTTGTGACGTTGATTCCTGCTGACGATTTATTTGAGGTTCCCCATTAAATTTTTGTGGGAAATTTTCTCGCATTCTTTTATCAACTTCTTGATAATACTCTACTTCATCAGTATTGTAACCTTCTTCTTTTAATGCTGCATCTATTGCTAAAGCTCCTGCAGTCATTATATTATCTGTACCAAACCATGAATTTTTAGTTGCCCAATTAGTCGCTAAAGGATCTGCAGCTGGTTGTGGTGGTTGTTGATACTGTTGTTGTACAGGCTGTTTTGGTTCTTGTTGAACTTTTCTTTCAAATTGTTTTTTTGTTGCGTTTACATTTTTTAAATCTGTTTGTGCATCATTTAACATTTCTTGTGAATGTAATAATTTTTCTTTATCACCACTTTCAAAAGCATCTGTGTATGCATTACGAGCCAAATTTAATTTATCTTGAAGTTGTTTTTCTGTAACATCAAGATTCTTTTTACTTACTTGATCAAAAGTTTCTTGTGATTTATGTACAGTTGTTTTTAATTGTTCATTTTGTTGCATGAGTTGTTGAATTTGCTCATCTCTTTCTTTCCGTTGTTTTACTAACTGACGGATTCTTTTTTGAGCACCTTTAGTTTCTATTCCTTCTAATTCTTCAGGAGTTTCTACTACAGGTTTAGATTCCAAAACTTCTTCTTTAGTTTCCGTTTTTGCTTCCACTTTAGTTTCTTTATCTTCTCCTTCAACTTCATATTCAACTTTATCTTCTTTTTCTGCATTTTCAGGAACTTCGACAGATTCCCAATCTTTATCGTCTTTTGCCATTCTAACCTCCGTTGTTTACGAGACATACGTATTACGTTTTAAAGTATTATAACATAGAGTTATAAGCTATACAAATTAATTAGATCCTCGTGTTAAATTAAATGTAGGATCTAAATCTTTAGGATCTTCAACTTTAAGAATAACTTGATCATCAAATAATAAAATTAATCTTGTGGCTTTATAATATAGTTTTTGTCCAGCATGTTTACCATAACAAACATAATCACCAACATCACACCACTTTCCATTAGGAAACTTATCTAAATCTTTATAAGCTAAATTTCCAACAGCTAATACTCTACCTACAGTTGTAAGATAAGACATATCTTCTCTAGTAGAATCAGGTATTAGAATACCTCCTTTTGTTTTTTCTTTAACAGATATTGGACGTATTAAAATATGATAACCTGGTACTTCAGGTAAAACATCTGGATCAGGAGTTTCTTCCTGTGAAATCCACATATCATTCTTTAAGGCTTTTCCCATATGTACTTGTTGCATTTTACTCCTCTTCATTTATTGAATTTAGATTTTTTAATATATCTAATAATTTTTGTCGGCTCCATTCAATGCCTTGTATAGAACCAACTACTTGACGATAATGTTGATAATCTTCAACATTACCTTCTCCCAACATATTCTTTAAATTTTGAATTTCAGTAGAATATTCTTGAGAAATTTCTTCCCAAATTTCCATTAAAGTAGATTATAACTCTGCACAAGCATAACAGTTAATTTCTAATCCAACAGCTATTTCTTTTATATTAGGTGTTTTCCACATAATAACGTCCTTTCTATTTTTTAGGTTTTGGATATTTCCATGAGTAATCAGAATACTCATTAAGAATTGATCTTCTTTGTTGTGGTCCAACAGCTCCATCATCTAAAGATTTTGTAAAAGAATCCCCAAATCCTTTGGAATCTGGTTTAACATGAGTAGGATACCCATTTTTTACAACACCTTTAAAATCATTAGGAACATGTGTTGGATAACTATTCCCTGTTCCTTTTACAGAATTAGGATAGTGTACTCCTCCATATTTAGGCATTATTTTTCCTCCTTTATATTAATGGTTTCTTGTTTTGTCATATCATTTAAAACATCAAGAGCTTTCATTTTTTCTTGACTTTCTATTTTATCAGCTTCAATTTGAACTCTATTTTCTTCAGCTGTTAATTTAGCTAACATATCTAAAGCTTTCATTTGTTGTTTACTTAATCTATCAGCTTCAGCTTTTTGTTCTTTAAGGACTTGTGTTTCTTTTCCTTGAGCTGTCTTTAATAACATTTCTGTTTGTTTTAATTCTATTTCTTGAGCATCTTGAACAGCTTGAGCATTATCTTTTGCTGCTTGTAATTGTAATTTTTGCATATCAAGTTCTACACGTTTTTGTTCTAACTCAACCATTTGTTGTTCTGGAGATTGTTGTTTACCCATAGCCATGTTTGCATTTAATATTTCTTGAGCAGCTTCAGCCATAGCTCCTTGTACAACAGCAGGATTCTGTGCTTGTTCTGGTGCAACATTTTGTTGTAGTTTTTGTTGTGTTAATCCATTCATTTGTTCTTGATATTTCATTACAGAATGTTCTTGTATATTAGATGCTAGTATTGGTTGTAATCTTTGCATAGTTGGACTACCACCATTTTGTGGATCTTGTAAGTATGCCATCTTAACTTGCATATGAGCATCATGGTCTTGTCCAGCAAAAGCAGCAATTGGTATCCCTTTGGATGCTGCAAGAATATCTGATACAGGGTCCATAGGTTTTGGTTCTGGTTTTGGTGGTAAGATTTCATCTATGTTTGGCATATTAACAGCATTTAATATTGATCTATTTAAAGCTTCTAAGTTAAACATTCCAGGTGGCGACTGTTGTGCCATCTGTAATGTCATTTGTGATAACATTAATCTGTGAGCATTAGATGGAATGTTTGGATCACTAACAGGAATAATATCTACTTTACCATCAAAGTCTGATTTAAATATATTTCTTTCAGCCATTGGAACATCATAAGGATATTCATTTGGTAAATAATTAAAATCAATATCTGCTAATAATTTAAACTCTTCTCGTTGCGACTTGTGTAATCTTTTATGAATAGCAGAAAAGAATTTACTAGACGCTTCGAGAAGAGCCATGGTTGTTCCGACTGGTCCATAAGAAGCAGCATCTGCGACAACTTGTTCTGTGCTGTCTGCAAATTTTTGTCCAGCTGTAGTCATAAAGCCGAGCATTTGGAAGAGTGTTTGGGAGGGCTCTTTGTAAGGGAGAGGTACAATTGCCTTTGAAAGGTCAATACCAAGTGCTTCTACTTCTTTAAACTCACCAGGAGCTATAGGATCATTATCGCCAACCATACGAACTCCTTTGGCTTTGAAGCCACCAGGAAGGTTCGCAAACTGTCCTGCATCTACTAGACTACGCATAGCTGCTGTAGCAGTCATGGTTATGTTGCCTAAGAAATGCATTAAACCTAAACCATAGAAACTAAATCCTGGTACAAAACGATAGTGAACAAAATGAATATTTTTTTCTTTTGTTGGATCATCAGGTTTAAAGTTTCTACGTATACTTAAAACTTGTCGTGATTGTTCTTCAATAGTTACAATGTAAGGAAGAGATTCTCCTTCTTCACTTTCTGAATCTTTTATATCAAGATAACAATGTTGTTCTAATAATGTGTATTGTGGATCAGAATCCATTGTAGGAGATAAACCTAAAATTGTATCCATTTTTTCTGATAGAGGTGTTAGTGTAGGATTAGAAGCTTCAGGTAATTCTAAATCTAAATATAATCCACTACGAATTTCTTTAGCTAAATCTACAGGGCTTCTATAAACAACATGTGTATAACGATCTGCTTTTCTTAAATTACTTGCGTAGTAAGAAACATAGAATTGATCTATAGGAACAAATTCTGAAACAGGACGCTTTAATGTTGCATCATAATAAACTTTTTTAAAGGCTGAACCAATAAGAGGAAGATGGAAAAGCATTCTTTCGAACTCATCAAAGTATTCAGGCATCTGTTCTGTTACTTGATAGTTCATAAAGTCTTGCACTCTATTTGCTTGCAGTTCTTTATCAGGTGTTACTTTACCTAAGATCTGTGCTTTAACTGGTCCTTTAGAAGGAAATAATTCTTGTGATGCTTTTGATTGAAATTTAACAGCTGATTCAATAAGTAAAGGATGCACAGCTGTACATGCTCCTTCAAATGGTTCTGCAGTATCTTGTATTTTTAAACCAAGAAGATCAAATCCTCTTTCAAACATGGCTTCCCACTCAGCACGAGATTCTTTATCAGAAGTAAAATCATCTAAAATAATAGATCCTATTTCTGCTAGTTCTTCTTCATCCATGTTTTCTGCAAGATTACCATACCATTCTTCTATTTCCGTAGAAGCTCCCATCTCAATAGATTCTTCAGAAAAATCTACAGTTATTCCACCATCATCTTCTAGCTGATAGGTTGGTCCTTCATTAGTTTGTTCTTGCGTTGGCATAGGAATAACATTGGTTATTTGCTGTGCCATTTGTTCATAAGGATTTTTTTCAGTAGCCATTCCTTAACCTTTCATAGTAAATACAATTAAACCTCTCTTGCACCATTATACACTTAATATCTCCAGTACGCAACTTTTTTCTTTCTTGGTGCATCATCATCCCATTCTGGATCATCTGGATGGTACAAATGCCATGAGTCTTTCATGTAGTGAATAGCCATAGTTAAGGCATCTACTTGATCATCATGTGCAGCATTTGGAAATTGTAATAATTCTGTTAATAAATCATCTGACCATGTTTTATTTTTTGGTAGCCATACTCTCCCTGCTTCCATCAAAGGAGACGCAGCGTACACTCTGGAGACTTTATCTTTATCTGGAATATATTCTTGAACAGGGAGTCCACTTCTTCTCATATCTTGTATTAAGGATTGTCCTGATGCTTTCTTTTCTATGATACATACGTCAGGCATATGTTTAGAATACAGAGTTTGAGAAATACGTCTTAATTCTGGGTACTCAAAACGTCCTCTTACATTTCCTAGCATAATTAAGTTAGAAGGAAAACCTTCTTCCCCTATTTCATTCTGATCATACATAGAAAATATACCCCATGTTTGAATAACAGAGTAATCTGCAGTTGTTCTTGTAGAGAATGCTGTATCATAGGTTTGTATTATAAAATCACAGGGAGGTGGTTCAGGAGAATCCCACCATTGTATCCATCTTTTCTTTATAAGTCCACCTTCTTCTGGTGTTGGGTTCTGCATATAGAGAGCATTCCAATAACGACTTCCGTTTGATGCTTTTATCTCCATCTCATCTACTTTCAAGACATCATCTGGTTTCCACTCAGGGAAATATGAAGAGCCGACAGGTAAATTTAGTAATTTAGAGGAATTTTCGTCTACCCATGCAGGAATTTTTATAACTTCCCATGGAATTACTTCGTATTGCGACATATCTTCCTGTTGTTTTAGTAACCATCCACATAAATCATCATAATGGTACCGAGTATTAATAATTAAGATACTTCCATTAGGCATAATACGTGTTCGTAGTCCTGCAGGGTACCACTCTTTAATATATCTTCTTCCTGCTTCTGAATAAGAGTCTTCTTCTGACATTACGTCATCAAGAATTGCTATATGTGCTCCTCTTCCTGCGATTTGACTCTTGACTCCGGCTGCATAGTAGCTTCCGTTTTTGTTTGTCTTCCATTT